ATCATGAATATCTGATAAGTATTGCCATGCCGCGATAGGCTGGACGCTATCTTCCCACTTAATCAGAACTAGGGGATAATCCGGCATTCTCTCAATCCTTTTGCTGGCTAGTCATGTATATAGGTCCCAAAATTATACGGCGAAATAAAATACCCGCGTCCGTTTAAAGCATGGCAGGGTGTCCTCTAAGATTGTCCGGGCACCTTGCCGCCTAAAACTTCCCAACGCTTCCCCCCGCCACGCCTACCCGCCTCACAATCGATTCTAACGTCGATTCTAACCTGATAAATCGTCGGTATATTCGCCGGTCGGTTTTAGATACCTCAATTTCACCATGCCGCGCTTACCCATCCACTTGTGCCGGACCTTGCGAATATGAATCTCGACTTGGGTTGTTTCGTCCGGTCTATGAACGGTAACACCGAAGTCCGCCTTGTTGGCAAAGTGCGCGGAGCCCGAAATATCGTACAGACTTGGCACCGGGTAGCTTCCGTCCTTGAGCCGGTACGGCTTGGAAGGGTGCGCGACCAGAAAAAAATGAACGCCGTTGACCTTGGCAAAGCGCCGGAACATACCAAGCACCCTTGAAACATAATCGGTTTCATTCTCGCCACGGCTACGGAAATGCTCAATCTCGTTCCACGGGTCCAGAACAATTCCATTAACGCCAAACCGCCGCACCGCGCCACGGGCACACTCAAGAATCCATTCGATTGTCGGGTCTTCCTGATCAGCGCGGATAAACCAGAAATGTTTATTCAACCAATCTAGCCCACCAGTTAAAGTTTCGGTATCCATGCGATCTTCAAAGCCACCCCAAAACGGCTTCTGAATATATTTTTCTGACAGGTTCGCCAGTTGTTCGTCCTGTTGGTTTTCAAATGAACAAACCGCAAACCGCCAGCCATGCCTTGACGCCATGTTGACCATCAAAGCGTCCAGCCAGTTAGACTTGCCCGCCGAAGGGTGTCCGGTGATTACTGTCAAATCCCCTGGCTTGATAGTTAAATGCTGGTCCATGTCCCATCCGAAGCCAATGGAAAGGCCGTTGCTTCTCCCGGTCTGGTGTAAATCCAAAACCGATTCCGTTTGGTCCGCCGACGCATACAAGCCAGCAATGGGATAGGGTTGCGCGGCTTCAATACATTCCCGCAATACATCCACGCCGTCCTCAGACAGCACTTCATTGGCATCCTTGCGGGGGGAATCGTTGATCGTCGGCCAGCTTACCAGCCAGCACTTATCCCGGCCAAGCCGCCGCACCAGTTCTTCAGCCAAGATTTTGCCGGGCCCATCGGTATCGACCGCGATAATATGTTTTTCCACGGGTTCCACAAATTCGTCACAGTTGGCTATAGCCTCATATCGCTTGTCGTGATCACCGGGTTGATCTTCCAATTTTGACGGGGCCCCATCGGGAAGCGAAACGACATTCGTGATTCCCACTTCGATACAGGCCAGAACATCCATTTCGCCTTCCACCCATATCGCCGTGGTCTGGCCCTTCAGCGCATCGATGTTGTAAAGCGTCCGTTCCGTGCCGCCGTCCTGTAAAAACCGTTTGTCTCGGGTTCTATACTTGCGATTGATTAAATTTCCTTCGCGGAAATATGGGTAGGTAATGCAAGCCTGGGCCGCGCCTTCAATATGCTTGTTGGTGATTGAAATTTGCATGGAGTCAACGGTGGCTTGGGAAATACACCGCGACTCAAACCAGTTGTACATCGACTTCGGCTTTTGCGGGTTATCATCCGCCTTGGGCCGCTTGAATGCCTTTTGCTCCGGCGTGAAGTCTTGGCGCTTGTCATTGGCACTACCGCCGCCCTTCCAAGAACAGTTATGACACAAGAATTTAAACCCCTCACTATCCAAGGTAACGGACAAACAGGGGTCTTTTTTCTTTTTCCGGGTATGGGAACACTTCGGGCAAATAGTCTTGCGACTTCCAATCTGATAATTTTGGAGCCGAATGCCTTCCTGGTTTAGCTTTTCTGAAATCAAAGGTCTTTTCCTGGTAGCATTTTAGCTTCAAATTCCCTCAATAATATTTTAAGGGGCCCATCGCCATCCAATTTAATGGGCATACTTACGTTAGGCAATTCAACCCGCACATTTAAAAACACCTTCCCATCCTCAAATTCAAAACTCGCTTCCATAATATCCTCCTATTTAAACAGGTGAGTGTGGAATTATTGCTGGCGGCGGCGCTGTTTTATACTGTTCCCAAGATTTTTTATTTAGCCAAGTTTCTGTCATTTTAATAAATTGTGGTTCTGTGCCTTCACGCCGGTTAAATTCGGCATAATTTTTTGCCGCTAAAATTAAAATTTCCGTCGTCACACCATTTTTAATAGCGATATTAAATTTTTTAAATGCCCCAGCCTTAGAATTTTCATATCCGCCACGGGAAGGATATATTTTCCAAAATGTTTCAAACTCTTCTGAATAATTATTTATCTTTTTGATTGGCACAAGAGTCTTTTCTCTCTCTCTCTCTCCCTCTCCCTCTCTCTCTGGGCTAGCAAAAAGATACGGTTCTGATAGCGTCTTGCTACAATCTTGATTTGGAACAATAAAACCAGACTCTACTAGCAATTTTAAATTGACCGGCACGGTGGCATTTATCTTCCGCCCAACCCATGTTTCATCATAGGGTATTTGGTTCTCGTAGCGACTTGCTAGCAACCAGATAGCAAGTAAATGGGCCTTCGCTGTATCTGGCAAAAGACCAAATTCATAATCATCAAGGAGGTCGTTATAAAGTTTTATCCAAGGTGGAGTGCGATCACGATAATGCTGTAATCTCTCGAAATTTTTAACGGAAAATTTGCCTTGGTTCATTTTCTTCCCTCATAGATGACTCCGATGATCGGAGAGGGGCCCGGGGTATCAGCGCATCTACTCGCCTTCAACCCCGGGCCTTAAAAGTCGGTGGCGAACCGACAGGGTGACTTACATAACCATATTAGACTAACAATTGCAAGTCACTTGCTTAACGGGTCCAGGGGTTCTTTCGGTGGCCGCCTGTCCGGCGCGGTAGATTTTCGGATGTAGCCCATCGAAATGCCGCCGCTAAGTTTAACAATAATCGCCAGAAGGAGGTCAATAATTTCATCCTTGTCTTCACCTACGGACGCTATCGCCGCTTTCAAGATTTGTTGGCTTCTGGTCATTTAATTGTAATCGCTCCATAGCTAAAGCCAGAATGGCGCAAGCGTCCGCCACGTTGTCGTCCTGGGGGCTAAACCCTAACTGGCGTACTCCGTCCAGCACGGTCGGGCCGGTATATTCCTTGTGACCCTTGGCCCGTTTCTTTTTGTTTTTACGTTCCCGGTCTTTTTCATCCTTGGGTGCATGGCCGTTGCCGGTGGCAAATATCTTGGCCGCGCTGACGGATACTCCAATGACTTGGACCTTATTCAGCGAACACCACGACAAAAGGTTGCCTTCAAAAGAGAACGCGACTCTTGCATTTTGAATGCTGGTCGCGGCGAATGTCTTTTCCTCATAGAAAATATAATCTAAGCCACCAACCAGCTTATTGGTCTTGGTGAGAAATAATCTAAATTTATTGTATGGGTCGCCGGGAAAGCCCTTGCGGGGAAATTCCACAAGATCGTGGCCAATGTCGCCGTTGTGGTGGAGGACCGCCGTGCCAGTTTTGCGCCCCAAATCTAGGGCTAACACGGACGGGCCCCCACCACGTTTTTTGATACCTTCCTGTATCCCGATGATAAAAGGGAGTGGCATTAGGCTTTAGCGGCGGCCTCTTCCTGTTCCTGTTCGTCGGCTTCCGCGTCGGCCTGTTCTTCGGCGGCCTCAACGGCGGCTGGCTTGTGAACGGTGTCCATGACATCCAGGAAGTTGAACATTTGACCCCGCGCTAGAGCCGAGAAGGCCGTCCGGAAGTTATCGGCCACCCGGGCCCGGTCTTCTTCATCGTTAAAAGTCAGGGCTTCTTGCTGGCGCTTATACAGCTTGTAGAACAGCTTCAATTCGTCCAGTTCCATGCCGGTCTTGGCCTTGACGCCGCCCCAAAGTTCTTTGACATCTTTTTTGACCGGCGCGATGTATTCTTCCATCAGCCGGGCAATGTCGTTTTCGTTGGCCAGGACTTCCTTAAAGACATGGGTGATAGCTTCGTTAATATCCGCAACATTATGAAGCGGGGTCACGTTTGACTCTTCAGGCATTTTATTCTCCTTGATGGGTGAGGGCAAATTCCAATAGGACTTCAATTTGGGCGTTGAGGGACCGGCGTTGATTGAGTGCCAGCGCATCAATTTTGGCCTTCATATCTCTTTCGAGCCTGATTGAAACAGCTACTTTAGGTGTGGTTTCTTCGGTCATTTTGAAACTTTAGCTTAATTACGGTGGTTTGCCAATATTTATTTTGATTGCGCGAATTTAGGAAATGTGTTTTACTTACGAATCATGAATGAACGGCTAATCGATACCGCCGAAATCCGGCAAGGTGAAATTGAAGAACGTCTTGCCAAGGGAGAGGGGCTACCATTTTATTTTAAGGTCCGGATGGCCAGAAAGGGCCCGTTTGTTGCGGCCAAGGTGTCTCGACAATGCGCTTGCACCATAAACGGCGGCGATGATTGCCTACCCCATGAATGGCAAGAGTCTTGTGATCGTTACCCGGATATTTGTTCCGTTGTTAATGGAGAAGAATACCCACTAAGGCGTCTTTTAACCGGCGGCCAGTTGACCGTCATCGAACAAAAGGAATATCGCTACCTTATAGATGCCGCCGCCTGGGATAAGAAAAATGACCCGGACTCCCCACTAGCCAACCCAACCCAAGCCGTCGATTATGGACGGATGAAACCGATTTTTTAGGAGAAGAAAATGAATATTGATGACCTTACGATCAAAGAGGCCCGAGAAATTTCAGCTATGTTCAACCAGCAAGGCAAAACCACCGCCTCCAAAAACAAATTGATTGGTGAATACGTTATTGTTAGGTGCCGGGACGCTGGCGTTCATGCGGGAACGCTGGAAAGCGCAATTGGCCGCGAGTGTTTTTTAACATCAAGCCGTAGATTGTGGTATTGGAAACCGGCAAATGGGGCCGCCTTTTTATCGGGAGTGGCAACCGAAGGCTTGCATAAAGACAGTAAGGTTGGAGCGCCGGTAGATATTATGCTCACCGAAAACTGCGAGATTATTGCTTGCAGCCCCAGCGCGGTGCGTTCAATTGCGGGGATTAAAAATTATGAAAAATAAGGACGGCTACGGCGACGGCTCCGGCGACGGCTCCGGCTACGGCTACGGCTCCGGCTCCGGCTCCGGCGACGGCTCCGGCGCCGGCTCCGGCTACGGCTCCGGCTACGGCTA